ACTACTACATCACGGGAGTCGGCGGCAAGGTCAACCAGTGCGATCCGCACCCGATCTGGCTGGACTGTCAGGCCAAGGGCATCAAGCCGTGCAAGCTGCTCGGCTTCGATGCGGGCCCCGCCGATATCCGGCGCACCAGCAAGACCGAGGACGAGAATTTCACCTACTGCTACCCGCTGCAGATGCTCGGCTGGCAGCGCGGTGACTGCATCGCCGCGATCATCGAGGAGGGCCTGCCGGTGCCGATCAAGAGCGCCTGCTTTTTCTGCCCTGCATCCCAGAAATGGGAGCTGTGGTGGCTGGCCGGCAAGCACCCGGACCTATTCGAGCGGGCCCTTGAGATGGAGCACATCGCCATGCTCGGCAAGCACAGCCGATGGGGCAGCGATGAATGCACCTACGGCAAGGACTGGGAGGAATTCGTCAACAAGCCGGCCGATCAGTGGCCGACTACATCAATCACGGTCGGTCTGGGCCGATCCTTCGCATGGAACCACTTTGCGCGGGTCAACCAGATCGTCAATGAGAAGGGCAAGGTTATCGCTGATCCTGAGCGATGCCTCGCCAAGGCAGCAGAGCTGAAAGGCGACGGCGGCAACGCTTCCGACGCCGCGAGGCCCTGCAATTAACTACGAGGAAACGATATGAAACAGCTACACGTTAAGCATGGCCTTGAGGTCAACCCGGCCGACGCCGCCGGCGACAATCTCAACATCTACACCGTGACCAAGGTCACAAACTCGATCCGGCCGGTGATCGGCCAGCGGTTCAGCGACGAGGAGCTGCAGGTTTACTGCGAGCGCGAAGGCTGGACCGTGACCATCACGTAGCCGGTGATTCACGGGCTGCCGTGTCAGAGACGGCAGCACGGGACTCATCCCACAACTACGAGGAAACGACATGAAAACGAAACGACATTATGCAGACGGCGCAAGCCTTGAACGCATCGAGGAGCTGGCCAGCTCTATCGAATATCAGGTGCCTGACTGGGTGCCCTACACCGTGGCCATTGAAGGCACCGAGACGAGCGCACTGGACGAGGCAATGGTACAGACCAGCCACTTTTCCGGGCTGCTGCGCCAGCTCAGCAATTCCGACTACATCAGCGGGCCGGCAGAGAGTCGCATGATGCCTGACGAGGAGAACAAGCAGCACGACATTTTTGAGGTACTGGACGAGGCCGCCGAGCGTCTCGACCAAGCACATCAGGAATGGCTGGAAGCTAGAGCCGGCCAGGGATGCAGCCTTGTCATGTATTGGGGCTATGAGTTCCAGCGCGAGGAGTACACGTTCAACACGGAAGCCGAGAAGGCCGCATTTATCCGCGGGATCGGCGCCGGCGATGGCTGGCAGAAATACCTGAGTGCCGAGGAGGACGAGGAATACGAGGTGGTGCAACGAGTGGGCGCCTACTGGGAGAACACATGGCATGAGGACGACGAGCCGCAGACATTCCCGAGCTACACAGCGGCCAGCAGGGCGCTCAGGGAGCACTTTGCAGACGCCGACGCGGCCAAGCTGGACTACAACCCGGACGAGTTCAACATCGTGCCTATCGGCCACTTTTGAGGTGACGCACGGGCAGCCGGGTCAGAGGCGGCTGCACGGGAATCATCCCAAAACTACGAGGAAAGGAGAACGACCATGAAAGCAACAAAAGTAGACCTGCCTGACTTCTGCTTTGGCAAGCTGCCAAGCACGGGCGAGGCAATCGTCATAGACCGCGGTGAGAGCGGCTACAGGGCCCTGAGAGGCGACTTCGATGCCGATGTGGAGAACGAGAAGCTCGGCGTTACAAAGGCGCAGGCAGAGGCCATGTTTGCCGGCTCGATGTTCGGCTGGAACGTGCCCGGTGCCAATCCTGACAACTACGATTCCGAGGGTAACTGGATCAAGGAGGCGTCATGAGCAATGACTCATACAGCGCACCAGTGCGTAAGGATCGTCAGGCTTGGCTGAAGGCTAAACTCGACAGCCTGAATGAGCGGCTGGCGAGGTTTCACAACAGCCCGATGGATAGCATCGACCTGCACGGACTGGCCGAGGAGCTGGAAGGCCTGAGCGAGGACTATCGCCGGGTTTCCGAGCAGGCAGTCGAGGAGCACCTCGAAAAGGCTCAGGCATCATGAGGGCCTTTCTACTGACCTGCTGCTTTGTCCCGATCCTGACCTTTTTGGCCATGATCGGGCACGGCATTTTTGCCGGCGGCTTTGCAGATATCCAGCTCGCGGCCGATGTTGTTTTCGGCTGCGGGCCGGTTTTCCTTGCCAGTTTCGCAGGACTGGTGATTCACACAACGCTATACGACTACTGAGGAACATGACAATGGGTAAGAGAGAAACCGTTAATAGATGGCTTGGCGAAATCAACCCGCTGATCGCGGGCCGCACCATCAGGGAGGTCAGATACATGACCGACAAAGAGCAGGAGCAATTCGGCTGGCACGATGCGGCCCCGGTCCTGATTCTCGACAATGGCCACCTGATACTGGCAAGCGCCGACGACGAGGGCAACAACGCCGGCGCGCTGTTTACCACGTTCAAGGAGATGCCGACCATACCGGTCATTTAGGTGACTCACAGGCAGCCGGGTCAGAGGCGGCTGCATGGGAATCATCCCAGAACCTACGAGGAGTAAGACAATGCAAGAGCTAAACGAGTACCAAAAACGCTGTAATGCCGAGGCCGTGGAGTTCCACGATCTGCTGCAGCCGATAGTGGATCAGATGCCTGATCCCTGGAGCCTGCAACCGATCCAGCTCAGCGATGAAGGCCACGCCTACCGCTGGCACTCCATCCTGAACGATGACACCGGGCTTGAAATCATGGCGCGATACAACGAGTACGATATCCGCGGCAAATTCGAGTTCAGGGCAGTCAAGTGGCCCGAGTACACGGACGAGAACGGCCACAAGGGCACCAGTAGCCCGGACAACTGCTACCAGCCACGGGAGACGGTGCCGACTACCAAGGCCACCGCCGGCCGCGAGCCCAAGGCAATCGCCAAGCAGATCGAGAGCAAGATCATCCCGGAATACCTGCGGATATATGAGCGCTGCCAAGGCCTCGCCACTGACTCGCAGAAGTACCACGACACGAAAAAGGATGCACTCGAAAAGCTGACCGAGGCCACCGGAGACGACCGGCACAGTATCGGGCGCACCCGCTCAGGCTTCTATCTGCAGGGCCTACCGGGCAGCCAGCGCATCGAGTTCCATTCGGAGGGCGATGTCGAGATCAGGCTCACGACCGACGAGATGCTGGCAGTGATCGACTTGCTGTACCGCCGGCACACCGGCAAGAGCCGCAAGGTCAACTACTACGCCTGCCCAGAATGCGGCTGCACTGATGTTGAGGTAGCGGCATGGGTGAAAGACAACACTGGCGAGGTGGTCGGCACCGGCGACGAGGGCCCGAGGGATCAGGCCTACTGCCCGCAGTGCGAGGCCAACGGCAACGAGGCCGATCTCGGACGTTGCCATTTTCTTGAGCAGGCGACCGAGCGCCAGCCACTAGCGAAGGAGGACGGCTGATGTATGTTTACATCATGAGTGAGAGCTTCATGGACTTGGATCAGGTCAGGCGCGAGCTGTTCACGGTCGGATTCTACAGGCCTGATGGCCAGTGGGAGAGCGAATCCGATCATGACAGCAGGGAGAAGGCCGGCGCTCGGGCTCACTACCTGAATGGCGGCACCGGGCCGCAGGTCATCGAGGAGACTGCCGGCGACTACGTGCCGCCGGCGACATTCGAGGCCTGCATCGAGTCAGGGATCGAGGCGGTGCAGGAGGTAGTCGATAATTGGGAATCCGGCGACTTGGCCGGCGCCGTCAATGGCGCAGAGGATTGGGCAACACAGGCGGGCGATCTGCTGCCTGACAAGGAGGAAAAGAGTTGAAGCCAGACGCATCAATGTATGACCCGCGGCCTGAGTACCTTGCCGAGCTGATCGGCTCGACTGGGCTCACTCAGGCCGCTCTTGCGGGGAAAATTGGAGTTGACGAGCGAACCATCCGGCGCTGGCTATCCGGCCAGCGCCAGTTTTCCTACCGGGATCAATTCGCCATCGAGTGCCTAGTCTTATCGGTCTGAATTAGGCCCTGCGGGCCGGCCGTGTCGATCTCCTCGGGCACCCGGATAATTCCGAGGCTGTCACCTCGCAGCACCAAGCAATCGCCCGGATTCAACCACGTATTGAGGCCACCCCATGCCTGCAGCAAAAGCTGGTCGCCATCAGGCTGGCAGCGCGCCTCGAAATCCTTGATAAATTCCCGAATCTCATCGACGTTATCGCACTGCCACTGGACATTCGGAAGGTCTGCGAGTTTCTTGGTCATATCAGTCAGGTATAGCTGTCAGGTCTAGTCGCGTCCGATCTGGCCGCACATGAGAAACGGATCAGCGACGGCTACACCGCCTGACTGGCGAATTCTCAGCGCCTTGAAATTGCCGGCAAAGTAATAGATGCCGCCGGCTACCGTGACCAGCACCCGAGTTCCGGGCGCGGTTGACTGCTTATCCTCGAATGCAATCGGCACGGTGAAATTGACGCCGTCGAGGCTGGCCAGGGCGTCCATCACACCGGCGCTGGACTGGATCGCGAATTCATTGAACCGCTGCACATCATCCAGCTCGATGACGACAGAGGCGGCGCCAGTACCGGGAATGCCGACAACCTGTAGGGTGCCGGCGCGAGCGTTCGGAGTTCCTACCAACATGATTTTTCTCCCTTAGTTTCTGGCGATCTTGCCGCAGATCAGTCTGGCACCGGAAGGGCCGCCGAGGACACCGCGCACTTCCATAGCCTTGTAATTGCCGAAAATGTAATAGATCAGGCCAGTCGAGGCCGAGATAACCCGAGTGCCCGGTGTGGTTGAGTGCTTATTTTCGAGCGCAATCTGCGCGAACGTGACGCCATCGAGACTGGCGAATACCTCGAATATGCCAGCCTCGCACCACATCGTAAATTCATTGAAGCGCGAGACATCATCGAGAAAAATTGACGGATTGCCGCCGCCGGGTGCATCTACGCCGATAACTGTGAGCGTGTTTCCACGATCATTGGGAGTGCCTACGATTGCCATGATTTCATCCTTGGTCTGGGTGCCAATGTGAGCCGATCAGGCGCTCAGGAGCGTCCCGATCAGTCAGGATGCGACGTACCTCGCCGCACACCATCCAATACTTTGGCCAGACCGGATTCATTAAGACGGATCGGCTGGTCGAGATGGTGATTGTGCGGTCGCATGGTTCAGTTCTATCCATTCGTTGCGGGTGTCTATTGCCACATTTCCGGGCAGATTGTACTCAGGCCACGGATCGGCGGCAAATCTCTTGAGCAGGTAATTCTGGATCGGCAGCAGGATCTCGCGCTCATCTCCAAAATGATCCTCGAATAATTTGCGGCCATTGGCCAGGGAGGGCCCGTATTCCAGCGTCATCCAGTCGGAGCGCTTGCCCTTGTGGCAGTACGAGAAATGATGCCAACCGCAGAGCCCCAGAGTCGCGTGATGCCCGATCCGGCGCCCGCGCTCGGTGATGTGCTCGATGCTGGCATGGACATCCATGTAGCCACGGAGCAGGCAGCACAGGCAACCGCAGTGCGTTTTGATAATCAGCATTCGGCGCCGATCCTTGGCCCGGATCGGCTCAGTCTCGCCTACCACCGGGACAGCAGCGCAGTGCGCTCCAATGTGGTCATCGGCCGCGGGCGAGCTGGTCGCTCCATGCCGGCGGTCATGTTTTTGATCTTGGCGATTGGCACCCCGGTAATCTCAGCGATCTCCGCGAGGATTTTATGGCTTTGAGTGAATAGCTCGATGACCAGCTCGCGCTGCTCGAGATCGATCAGCTCATTGCATGTGGTTTTGCGTGACATATCAATACTCCGTGACAGGCTGGCCCATAGCGTCCATGAGCGCCCGTTTTATTTTGTAAACCTCCGTGCGGTGCCCTGATTGCATCTTGACATCCTCGATCACGAAACAGTCATCCCGCGTATCCCGGTACGTGAAGTCAGCGACATACGTGAGCTGGCGCCCTTTGTGGTAGCGCTTGGATTTAATCATGATCGGGATGCCGCCGACCTCAATCGGGAATCTGGGATGTACGGTGAGGCTGGCGATCTCGCCGGCCCGCTGCAGCAGCAATAACTCGCAATATCGCACGTACTCGCGCTTTGAATCGAGCACCGTGCCATCCGGGTGCTGATGGCGCTTGATGTTGCCGTATCGTTTCATGATAGTATCCCCTGGTGCCGGTCGTCTGACCGTCTTTTCATGGGTTTGCCGATTTGTGATTCTCGGCAGCCGGCCGGCCAATTTCCCGCCTCACCATCCCCCTGATGATCGCCAGCGCCGTGTCATATTCCGGCATTTCCCTTATCTCGTCGGCAGCCTCGCCCGTGTAGAAACTATCCCGAAACCACGGATTGAGTTTGCCGCCATATTTGACGATGCAAATGGTCATCAGTATGGCCATTCGATCAGCGAGCAGCGCCACCCTGCTGTTTTTGCTTCCACTTGGCATAAGCTATGTTCCTCGATGTGATCCAGTTTGTTACCCGTTTACTTGGCGGGATCGCCGCCAGATTGACCCAGTGACCGGGCGGCCAGCAGCCTACTTTTTTGTTGAATTGTGAGCGGGCCCAACCGTCCGAGTATTTTTTCTCGCGCTGCTTGTGCAGGAGCATCTGGAAAAAGACCTCATGCGACGGCCAGCCCTCGGGCAGCCGCTTGACCATGTTGCGCCCTATCGGCACCAGATCGTCCTGAGTGGCCGCGACATCGCGCTTGGAGTAAGGCACTTTCCAGCCGCATTTCGGGCACACGCGGCGCTGTGAGAACAGGTGGCCGCAATCCTCGCAGGTATGCACGGTCGGATCAGGCTCGCCTGACTCCTCGCGCTTTGACCAGTTTTCGCAGGCTTTCTTGCCCTCATCGAGGCGCCAGCGGAACAGGTCGTCGGCCATGCCCATGTCCCGGACGTTGCCGGCATGATCGAGCACCATGCAGGTTTTGAATCTCGGATCGTTTTGATCCTTGATGACTTCGCCGGCCTCATCGACCGCCGGCCGCATTCCGCGGCCGATCATCTGCAGGTGCAGCACGATGGACTTGGTCGGCCGGCATATCTGGATGCAGTTGACCGAGGGCGCATCGTAGCCGTAGCTGGCGATCCCCACGTTGACGAGAACCTGCACCGCCTGAGACTTGAATAGGCGATTGACCTCGTCCCGCTCATCCTGATCGAGCCGTGTATGGAGTGCCGCAGCCGATACCCCTACAGCTTTGAAACGGTGGGCGAGCATCTCCGCGTGAGCGATATCGACTGCGAACACAATGGTATGGCGATCACTGGCCAGCCTGAGCCAGTTATCGACGGCGTCACCGACGAGGATCACGCAGGCATCCGAGAGCTTCTTGACCTCGTAATCGCCGCGCCTGATCTTGATGCCGTCGAGGACCGGGGTTTGACCCCCCCAGTATTCGACCGGCGCCAGCCAGCCCTCGGCCATGAGCTGCCTGACCGTGGTGACATGCTTGATAGTGGTGAAAAAGCGCCCAAGGCCCTTGCCAGTCATCCGTGCGGGAGTGGCGGTGTAGCCATCTACGATGGCCTTGGGCGCGTAGTGCTCGAGAATCCCCAGAATCTTGGGCGCCATCGACAAGTGAGCCTCATCGACCAGCACCCGCCTGACATTCGGGAACCAGAAATGTGATCGCTTCACTCGCGAGATCAGCGTCGGCCAGGACACCACATGGATTGGGCGATCCTGCCGCCATGACTCACCCTCGCGCTTGGCGCGGAGCACCGCGACATTCTGCTCGCCGCATACCTCGCCGGTGATGCCCTGAGTCTGGGTAAAAATTTCGTTGCGCGGCGTGAGGATCGCCGTCTGGTCGCCGCGGGCCAGCTCGCGAGCTGCCACCATTGCCTGAATGACAGTCTTACCGGAGCCGGTCGGCGCGCAGTGGATCGGCCGCATTTCGCTGCCGTGGTTCATGGCGTGGTTTACGTCATCGAGCTGGTACGGGCGGTCCTCAATCATCCTCGTCGCCCCACTGCTGGCAGGCCCAGTCGTAGATGCCAGCCTTGCAGGTTTGGCAAAAGGCGAAAGGGATCAGGCCGATAAAGCCTGCGACACCCTCAAATGCCTCATCGAATTCGACACCGCAGATCGAGCACTCAATCATCCGGGACCGTCATTGCGAGCAGCTCGTCAATCGCCGGGATCAGTTTCTCGCGAGCATCGTAGTCGGCACAGTCGCAGACTATCGGGAACATCTCGCGCAGCTTGTGGCGAATATCGTGGTAAACGTGCTCGGTGATGGTGCGGATCAGGATTTTGTGCTGGTAGTGGCGGGACAGCTCATGGGTGTTGCCCGGAAAATTCACAAAGCGGGCGCCGAGTTTCAGCTCGAAAGTGTAGCGCTCTTGCTCCTGCCCGTGCTCCTCCGCGATCTCAGAATACTCCTCCTGAATCACCACCGGATTCGGGGCATAGACGCGGCCAGTCTCGCGCCTCACGGGCTCACGGACCAGCTCCTCGATCAGCTTAGTTTTCATTTCGATAGGCCAGTACGGCATGGGCGCACCATGTCGAGATGTATTCCAGATCGGCTACGTCATCAGGTGTCAGCTCGAGCTTGCGGGTATCGTCGCCGCCATAAGGCAGGGCTTTGACCAGCGATGCTGCCTGCCGCAGCTCGCCGCGCTCGACCTCCTCCTGTGTCGGCTCGGGCTTGGTCGGCCGCACATCCTCGTCAGTCATTTCCTCGGGCTCACCGGGCTCGGAATCGACCTCGCTGGCAGCGGCCAGGGTATCCCGCCGGCTGATCCGGTTGACCGCCTCGCGGGTGATGCCGACGATATCAGCGATCTCCTGCTGAGTTTTCTGGGCCAGCTCAGGATCGGCCAGCGCCATCTTGACCGACTTAACCTTATCGGCATTGGTCATGCGCAGGCCGTGGGCCCGGTTCGCCTGCAGGGCAAACTCGAGCGCATCGTGCATGTCGCCTACGCGCAGATCGACCTCGATCTCCTCGATGCCGGCATGGATCGTGGCGTACAGGCGGTGATGGCCGTCAGCCAGAATGTAGCGCTGCGATCCATCCTCCGCGAACACGACGACAGGTGGCATCTCGGCACCGGTTTCGATCTCCTCGCGGTACTGGTCAATGGTGTCATTCGACAGCTTGGCCCGGACCTGCGTGGCCTCGGTGGCCTCGATGTTGTCGCAGAACATTTTCATTTCGACTTCCCCTTGGCCGGCTTTTCCTCCTCCGGGAGTAGCTCCTGCTGCTTGTTGAAAAAATCCTCGAGTTCCTTTTCCTTGTTGTTGGTGATCGCCGTGATCGCCTTGTCTTTCATGGTTTCGGTGCGACCGCCGGCAGCGATTAGCAGCAGGTCGCGCTGCTGCAATCCGGGTATGCGATCAGCCAGCTTGGTGGCCTCGGTGGACAGCTTAACGGTCATCATCGTCAGGTCAGTCTCGGCCTGCTTGCGCAGTCTTTTTCTTAAATTCATGTCTGTTCCTCAGTTGATAGTTGGAAATTATGCTGCTCAATCTGGTGCAGGATTTCTGCGACCCGATCCAGACCGACAAGATGTGAGTAAGTCACAAAAAAATACTCCCATCGTGGCTGAGCCTTTGATCTGATGTAATAAAACCAAGCCACCGCCTGCTTCTTGGTGGGCTCCTTGTCGAACACTACGCAGGCCGTGACCTCCGATAAAACGATGATTTCCTTGACGGCGAATGTCTCGCCGGCATGGTTGCCGCCTCGGGCTTTATTCGAGAATGTCAGGGCAACATCCTCGGCCTTGGCAAGCAATGAATTGGCCATCTGCTTTTCCATCAGGCGTACTCCCGGCCCTTCCCGCGTCGGAGCGGTAGGCTTCCCTTCTCGCATCGTTGCCGTATCGGGACCGGGATCGAACGGTCGGCCGTGGGACCTACCCCGGATTTTTCTCGGTCTGAGTTTCGGTAAGACCTCTCAAAAACGCCGCTGGTTGCGGCAAGGTCTTGGCAGAGGCACAACATCTTGTGGTAAGGTGCGCGCATCTGGAGAGACTGGGTAGCCGAACCAGATAACGAAGCCTCGGACTTGCAAGGGTCCGGGGCTTCACCGTTTGAGAGTAGCGAAATCATCAGCCCTTGTCACGCACTCCCAACTCCCACCGCTCATGGCACCACTGGCACTGCTGCTGCGTGGCCGAGCCGTCGCCATCAGGAACCACGGTGAATCCCTGACCCCCGCAATCCTCATCCGGGCATTGCGCATGTAGCAGCAACAGCAGCGCCTTTTTGAGATTCTCGCGCAGCTCCTCCACGGTCATGAATTCGGGATCGGTCATGTCGGAATCCCCTTTTTCTGGGCCTGAGCCCGGATGTGATTGACCAGCCAGGACGAGGCGCTAACGCCGTCCCGCTGAGCCAGCTTGTAGAGGGCCGCCAGCTCCATCGGAGACAGGCGCATCTGGAACTTCTTGGTTTTGGTTTTCATAGGATTGACTGTACTGACAAATGTATGGACAATCAACCTCACATACGCGAGGAAAAAAGTTTATGCCCAAAATGGAATGCCATATCTCTGACGGCCCCCAAGAGCCCGAGGATCTACTCACCTACGAGGAACCCGAGATGAATGAAATACCCACAGATTATGACGGTGGAGACACCATCGCACCCGCCCCCAAGCATGTTATCGAATACAACATCACCGACGCTGCGCTGGCCGAGCTGGCCGAGAAGCACAAGGATGTTGACGCGCACAAAGACTACGACGCTGCCAAAGCAGCGGCCAAGGAATGCCAGCAGCTCCGCAGCGGGCTCGAGGAGAAACGAGTCGAGCTGAAAAAGGATGCACTCGAGTACGGTCGCGCCGTCGATGGCGAGGCCAAGCGCATCAAGGCTGCCATCGTCAAGATCGAGCAGCCCATCAAGGACCAGATCACAGAGATCGACAACGCCGAGAAAATCAAGGAGCAGCAGCGCATCGAGAAAATCGAGGCATCGCTCCAAGTGCTCAGGGCCTACGGCACTGACACCGAGGACCGGACGCTGGCCGAGCTGCAGCAGTGGCAGGAACAGCTCAACGAAATGGAGATCACCGAGGAGGAGTTTCAGGAGCACCGCGAGGCAGCAGTCGGCGCCAAGGCCGAGAGCGAGTCACGCCTGCGCATCGCGATCACGCGCAAGCAGGCCGCCGAGGAGGAGGCAGCGCGCCTCGAGCAGCAGCGCAAAGAGCAGGCCGAGGAGCAGGAAAAGCTGGACGCGCAGCGCAAGGAAATCGAGGAGGGCCAGCGCAAACTGAAAGAGCAGCAGGAGGAGCAGGAGCGCAAGGCCGCCGCAGAGCAGGCCGAGAAGGATGCCGAGCGCCAGAAGGAACTGGATGCACAGCAGGCCGAGCTGGACAAGCAACGCGAGGAGCAGGAAGCCAAGGAGCAGGAGGAGCGAGAACAAGCAGAGGCCGAGGCAGCAGCAGCCAGGGCGCTGGAATTAGCGCCTGACAAAGAGAAGCTGGAGCGACTGGCCAACATAATCGAGGCGACCGAGCTGCCCGAGGTCGAATCACAACAAGCAGTGGATGTCATCAGCTACGTGAAATCAGAAATCAAATCGATAGCCAACAACATCCGACACTACGCTGGAGAAATGGAATGAGCAACGACCAAGAAACCCCGGAACAGGCACCGCCGTACAGCAATCTGGACCTGCCCATCAAAATGGATCAGGAAATGCTGTCAAACCTGATCGCATCAGGCATGGCGCCACGCGCCGAGCTATACAAGGCGCTGGCCGCAGCTCAGGGACTCATCGAGTCGGCCAAGGCGACAGAAACCGCTGATGCCGGCAGTTACCAGTTCAAGTATGCCGATCTGGCAGCCTGCCTCGATGTGATCCGCAAACCACTGTCAGAGAATGGCCTGTGCCTGATCCAGCTACCCTCGCTGGACGAGGGCGAGGTACACATGCAGACGATACTGGGCCATGAGACTGGCCAGCAGATTTCATGCAGCATGAGTATGCGCCCGGAGAAGGGCGGGCCCCAAGCTATCGGCGCCGTGATGACATACCTGAGACGGTACAGCCTTTCGGCCATGCTCGGTGTCGCCCAGTACGATGACGATGCCGCCGCTGCCACCAAGGGCGCCGACGAGTACGACCGCCTGACCCCGCGGGACATTGACGAAATCCTGCAGAAGGCCGACGAGCTGTTTGACGACAAGGCTGATTTTGTCGTGGAGCAGATGGTCACGCTGGTATTCAACAAGAAGCATCTGGCTGATGTGCCGGCAGACCAGCTCGGCACGGCACTCAAGCGGCTCAAGAATACCGCCGACCGCGAGGCTAAGAAGGCCAAGGATGCCGAGAAGTCACCAGTGGCCAAGCCGAAGCCCAAGGCCAAGCCGAAGCCGAAGCCTGAGACAGATCAGGACGGCCTGCCCCCGGTGTCACGGCAAGAAGCCGAGGAGCGGGAGCCCGGATCGGACGACGAGTAGTGGAGTGCCGCATAGTTCAGGTCGAGCAGGGATCAGACGAGTGGCTCGATCTCAGGCGCACCCGCATCACGGCCTCCTGCCTGAAAAAGGTCATGGCCAAGAAAGACACCAAGGCCTACACCGGCTACATGCAGGAGATCGTGCTCGAGCTACTCGGCAATAAGAACGTCGAGCAAACGCCTGAGTGGGCCCGTGAGGGCCGGGAGATGGAGCCCAAGGCCTTGGCCGGCTACCAGTGGAGATTCGAGCAGCAGCTCGAGCACAATGTTTTCCTGATCCACAAGGAGCACGACTGGCTGGCGGCCTCGCCTGACTTCTTGCACATGCCTGAGTATGACGAGGGCGGCGAGATGAAAATTCGCAAGCTCTACAAAAACTACCGGACGACCGTGGCCAACTGCGAGCAGTACAAGGGCGAGACTCGCTGCATTCCCGCGGCCGACCGGCATCAGGTTCAGGGTGCGATGTGGATGACCGGGTACAAGTTTTGGTGGTACGTGAATTACTATATTGGCGACGACCTGGAGGGCGGGCAGGTGCAAAAGATTCACCGCATCCCGGTGCCTCGAGACGACGAGCTGATCGAACGCATGGAGGAGCGGGCCATCGAATTCATGAAAGAATGTTACGAGCGAGCGGAGCTGGAATATGAGTCAAGATAAACCCGAGGATGACGGCCTTGTACGCAAGGAAATATACCCATGCCCTTGCGGCCAGCAGCCAGTGGCCTTGATGTGCGAGGTAGACAACACCCGAAAGCGCGGCAACGTATTCGGAGATTGCTGCGGCGAATGGCAGGTCGAATTCAACAACAACTACACCCAAGACAAGGACAAAATGGCAGAGCGGGCGCGCAAGGCATGGAACGCGGCGCCGCGGCCTGACTGATTTCCTCGTAGGAAACGGCCCCCGCCGGCCGCACTGCTGAAATGGCGGGAGGAAAGGGCGCATACCTGCGCCCTTTTTTTTGCGCAAGTGTAACTAAGTTACATCTGGCGCCCAATGGACTGGTGCGAGACTAAGTCTAAAGTCACACGTATGCGTGTCTAAAGTCACACGTATGCGTATGAAAAATATGGAATGTTATAATAGATTCGGGACAAAGAAGCGCCGGCACTGGGCCGGCGCAGGTCCCTTGGAGATATTGACAATGTATGAGTCAACAGGGAAACCAAGTGTAGCAAAATTCCGTGCTCGCTTGACAGTAATTCGGAAGGCATCAGCCTCGGGCCTCGAGCTGGCCGAGCGGTGGAATCCGAAGGGCCGCTACTACGACATGCGAATCCAGATGATGAAGTTTTTCGGATCGAATGTCGCGATCTGCGATAAAGCCTTGGAGTTTATCGAGCGGGGCAAGCGGCGGTACTGAAAAAACTGGACATAAACTATTTATGCACAGTTTTCTGGGCGCCTCCGGGCGCCCTTTTTCATGGCGTCTCGTCGGGATCGCGACCAAGCAACACGGCAAAGGCCTGCTCGACCCGGCGCTCGTTGTCCTCGATGTTGTCCTTGTTGGCCGCCACCCCCGCACCGTTCGCATCGATCTCGTCATCCATCGAGATGATCTTGGTGTCGGTAGCGATGTCCTGCTTTGCCAGCTCGGCTGACACCGCGACTGAGACACGCCAATCCATTAGCACACCGCCGATCACGATAAGCACCGTGGCCAGTGCGGCGAGGCTCGCAAGCAATCCCTTGATATCCTTGAGCTGTTCCCAGGTACTCATTTTTCCGGCTCCCCCTTGGCTCCCTTGATTAGCTGCCACGCCTGCTCGATCTGCTCCTCGCTGATCCGCGGCTCTTGCGTCACGACAATCGGCTCAGGGCGCTGCGCGAGGCGATCCTCATAGCTGGCGAGCTGCTCGAGTATCTGGGCCTGCTGCATCTGCACCACTTCCAGCTCCTCGTCATGCTCATCCTCGATGACCTGATGCTCGTCAAAGCGGGCTGCCTGATCGTACAGCTCGGCCAGCTCAGGCTCATCGAGGGTAGGCGTCAGCTCTTGATCGAGCCAGCACTCCTCGACGGTCAGGTACTTGTTGCTGATTTCCTTGATGTCGCAGCGCATCTTGGCAGCAAAATCGTGCTTGCCATTCAGCTCGTAGAATAGGGCAGCGCACCAAGGATTTAGTTCATTGGTCTGCCGGCTGACGACGAACGTGCCCCACTGCTCGGAGC